GCGACCGGGACGGCGGCGCAGGCGGAGCTGAAAACCTTGGTCGACGCGGTGCGCGCTGCGCTGATCGGCTGGCAGCCGGACACGGGCTACACCCCCATCGAGCTGGTGTCGGCCGGGCCGATCCAGTGGGACGACGACCAGACGCTGTTCTGGCCGGAAATTTACCGTACCGAGTATTACCTGGAGAACTGACATGTCAGCAGATAAAACCCCCGCCCCGGAAAAGTTGCCGGCCCCCGAGCAGGCCAAAGCGCAGCCCGCGCCGAAGCCGCCCAAACCCATCGACCAGACCGAACACGGCCGGGTTCGCAAGCCGCACGGCGGCGCTTGAAGGAGTAATCGATCATGGCCCGTTTTATCCGCAATGCCGCCATCCTGGCGAAACTGGAAGTGACCTACGGCACCGACCCGGTGCCCACCGGCGCGGCCAATGCGCTGCTCGTCAGCAACATGAGCATCGAGCAGTACAACGCCAACAACGTGAGCCGCGACCTGGTGCGGCCGTATTTCGGCAGCAGCGAGCAGCTGGCCGGCGCCGCCAATGTGGGGGTGAGCTTCGACGTGGAGCTGACCGGCTCCGGCACCGCCGGCACCGCCCCGGCCGGGGGGCCGCTGCTGCAGGGGTGCGCGATGACCGAGACGATCGCCGCCGGCGTGTCCGTGGCCTACGATCCCAACACCGACGGCCTCACCACCAAGTCGCTGACGGTCTACTACCACCTGGACGGCGTGCTGCACAAGCTGCTCGGCGCGCGCGGCACCGTCACCGGCAAGATGGGCGTGGGCGAGCGCCCGGTGATGAGCTTCAAGTTCACCGGCATCGATGGCGGCATCACCGCCGTGGCCAACCCCGCCGCCACGCTCACATCCTGGAAAACCCCGCTGGTGATCACCGACCCCAACACCGGCGACCTCACCCTGGGCTGCACCTACGCCGCCGGCGCGCTGGTGGATGGCACCGCGTTCCCGTCGCTGGGGCTGGAGTGGGATCTGGGCAATACGGTGTCGCACATTCCGCTGCTCGGCGGAGAGTCGGTCGACATCACCCAGCGCGAGGCCAAGGGCAGCGTCACCCTCGACCTCACCGCCGCGCAGCACGTGGCGAAGATGGCCGAGGTCAAGGCCAACACGCTCACCGGCCTGGGCATCGTCCACGGCACCACGGCGGGCTACAAGGTGCTGGTGTTTGCCCCCGCGACGCAGCTCACCAACCCCAGCTACGAAGACAAGGACGGCCGCGCCCTGGTCAAGTTCGATTGCATGTTCACCCCCGACACCGGCAACGACGAACTGAAGATCGTCGCCCTGTAAACCAAAGGAAAACCCATGTTCAAAATCGGCCAATCCGACCGTTTCAGCTACCCCGTCACCGTCCAGATCCCCGGCGATAACGGCAAGCCCAGCAACTACAGCTTCGATGCCGTGTTCAAGCGGCTGTCCAACGACGAGTTCGTCGAGCTCTCCCGCGCCGCCAAGGCCGGCGACCTGCCCGACATCGACCTGGTGCGCGACGTGCTGCTGGGCTGGAAAGGCATCCAGGACGAGGACGGCAACGACATGCCGTTCACCGAGGCCAACCGCGACCTGGTGCTGAACATCTGGCCGGTGACGCCCTCGATCGTGACCGCGTTCCTGGAAGCCAACACGCCGAAAGGCCGCTCAAAAAACTCCAGGCCGTAGCCCGCGCCTGGGCGGGCGGCGACCAGCGCCCCGCCCACGCCGACCCGGCCGTCGCCGACAACCTCGCGGCGTTCGGCCTGGCGGCGGAGACTGCGGACGCTGCGGCAGACGATGGCATCGAGATATGGCCGGAAAACGTGGCAACCGTCGAGGCGTTTCTGGTGTGCCAGACCCAGTGGCACATCGACGTGACGAGCAGCCTGGCCGGCACCAGCAGCAAGGTGCGCGGCCTGCGCTACGCCGACGTGGCGGCCACGCTGGACCTGCTGGAAGTGCCCAACCGCCGCGACGTGTTCGAAGGCATCAGAACGATGGAACGGGCCGCGCTGGCGGTGTTTAACCCGGAAACCGCGACCACAAAATGAGCCAACCCCTGACCGTATCCGTCCTGCTGAAGCTGATCGACAAGATGAGCGACCCGCTCAAGGTCGCGCTGTCTGGCAGCGAAAAAAAGCTGGATTCGATGGGCAAGAAAGCGGAATCTGCCGGCAAGAAAATGGAGTCGATCGGCGCGCGCATCGGCGGCATCGGCGTCGCCGGTCAGGCCGGGCTGAGCCGGCTCGGGCTCGACCTCAGCAGCCTCGTCGGCAAGGCGTTCGAGGCCGAGAAAGCCCTGTTCGGCATTGCCGCCACCGCCGGCCTTTCGGGCAGGGAGGCGCAGGCGATGGTCGGCCAGTGGGCCATCGCGGTCAACCAGATCGCCGTCGCCACCAACCAGTCGCAGGAGCTTGTGACGGCCGCGTTCCAGGACATGATCGCCAAGGGCCTGACCCCCGAGCAGGCGACCGCCATGCTCAAGCCCATCGGCCAGGCGGCCACGGCGGCCGGCGCCGACATCCAGGACATGGCCAGCGCCGCGCAGGCCAGCTTCAGCAAGCTCAAGATCCCGGTCGAGGATGTCGCCAAATCGCTCGATATCATGGCCGCAGCCGGCAAGGCCGGCGCATTCGAGCTGCGCGACATGGCGGGGTTTTTCGACAAGCTGACCGCCAGCGCCGCCAACCTCGGCATCAGCGGCCAGGAAGGGCTGGCCGGAATTTCCGCCGCCGCGCAGATCGCCCGGCGCGGCACCGGAGACGCCGCCAGCGCCGCCACCAACCTGGACAACTTCCTCAGCAAGCTCAACGCCGGTGTCACCTACAAGGCGTTCGCCGAAATGGGCGTCGACCTCGGCAAGTTGAAGGAGGAGGCCAAGGCCAGCGGCGACTACATCGGCTTCATGGGCGATGCGATCCAGAAGCTCACCGGCGGCGACACCGCCAAGGTCGCCTCGCTGTTCAACGACATCCAGGCCGGCGCGTTCGTCCAGGGCCTGCTGCGCGACCTGGAAGACTACAAGCAGATCCGCGACGACGCGCTGGCCGCCAGCGGCGTCGCCGCGCAGGATTTTGCCACCGCCATGATGTCGGCCGAGGCGAAGATCGCGGCCTTCAAGATCGGCGCGACCGCCGCGGTCAGCAACAGCGAAGCCTTGAAGTCCCTGCTGGTGACCCTGACCAGTGTGGCGACCTGGGCAAACGAACACCCCGAGATCACCAAGTGGCTGATCTTCGGTACCGCCGGGCTGGCCGTGGGCGGCGCGGCCGTGGTGGGAATCGGCGCCACCATCACCGCCATCGGCGGCATCGCGACGGCGCTGTCCGGGCTCTCCGTGTTTCTGCTGGCCAACCCCGTCGTGGCCGCGCTGGTCGGCGCCGCCGCAGTCGGGGTGGCCGTCTACACCTACTGGGATGAGATCGTCGCCGCCCTCGAATCGTTCTGGGAAACGGTGAAAAGCCTGTTCACCCAGGGCGTCGAATACATCAAGGAAGTGTTCCTCAACTGGACCCCGCTGGGGCTGGTGATCAAGAACTTCGACGCCATCGTGGGCGCCGCCAAAAAGGGGCTCGATGCGCTCAAGGCGACGGTCAAGGGCTGGGCGCAGGTCGGCGCCAACATCATGCAGGGCCTGATCGACGGCATCACCGCCAAATACGATTACGTCGTCGACAAAATCAAGGGGCTGGGCGGCAGCATGCTGGCGGCGATCAAGGGCGTGCTCGGCATCCGCTCACCGTCCGTGGAGATGGAGCTGATCGGCGAATACACCGTCCTGGGCATGCTCATCGGGATGGAAAACGAGGAGGACGCGCTGGTCCGGACTGCCGGCGACATCGGCACCGCCGCGATGGACGCGCTGCAAAAACCGTTCCGCGACAGCAAGGGCCGCTTCCTGCCGGCCGACGAAGCCCAGCGCGCCGCCTCCGAATGGCAAACCGCCAGCGACGACATCGAGCGCAGCCTCACCGATGCCCTCATGCGCGGTTTCGAAGGCGGCAAGGATTGGGCCAGCAACTTCGTCGACACCCTGAAAAACATGTTCTCGACCCTGGTGCTGCGCCCGCTGATCGAGCCGATCGCGCAGGGCGGCGCCAGCATGACGATGGGCGCGCTGGGGATGGGGTCGAGCGGCGCTTCCGCCGGCGGGCTGGTCAGCTCGGGCAGCAGCCTGCTGAGCACGGGCGGCGCGGCGGCGGGGTACATGGGCAGCCTGGGAACGATGGCGAGCTATACCGGCGCGGCCTTGTCGGGCGGGGCGATTGCCGGGGCGACGCAGGGCGGCATGCTGGCGGCGCAGACCGCATCATTTGGCGCGTTCGGCGCATCCTCGACCGCTTCCGCCCTGGGCGGGGCCAGCGCGGCGCTGGCTGCGGTGCCGGTGTGGGGCTGGGTTGCACTGGCGGCGCTGGCGATTTTCGGGCTCTCCGGGTCGAAGCCGAGCGACAAGTCCGGCTGGTCGGAGGT